CCTGAAGGTAAATGGACAATGGATAACGGACAAGACATCCACTTAATTATGACAGGTGGCGAGCCGTTGTTGGCGTGGCAACGATTGTATGTCGAACTATTTGAGCATCCACGTATGCAGGATCTAAAAAATGTTACATTTGAAACAAACACTACTCAATTATTACACGACGATATGTTTAAATATCTCAACGATAGCGATAGAATTACAGTTACATGGAGTTGTTCGCCTAAGCTATCCGTTAGCGGAGAATCTTGGGAAGATGCTATTAAGCCTGACGTTGCTCTTAACTATTCCACTGTTGATGGTAGCGACATGTATCTTAAATTTGTTGTTGCTGATCGTGCAGATATTGATGAAGCCGGTAGAGCTGTGCAAGCATATCGTGATGCAGGCGTTGAGTGTCCAGTATATTGTATGCCGCTTGGGGGACGCTCGGAAGAGTATGTCCTCAACGTTAAAGAAGTGGCAGAAGTCTGCATGGAAAAGGGATGGCGCTTCACCCCAAGGCTACACATCAGTTTATTCGGAAATGCATGGGGTACGTGAAGCATACGAAAACGAACAACACGAAAAGGCTATGAAGGCACAAGTTAAGCAGCCTATGGATCCAGAAGAGATGAGACGAAAAGGACTAATATGAACCACATTTTTACAAGCGAATCAGTAAGTGACGGACACCCAGATAAGGTAGCAGATCAAATATCTGATGCGCTTGTTGATGCTGGATTAGCCGCAGGCGATACAACAACACGAGTAGCAGTTGAAACACTAGTAACTACCAACATGGTTACACTTGCAGGCGAAGTTAAGAACTTTAATGTAACTAGAGATGAAGTAGAACAAATTGTTCGAAACAAAGTTAAAGAAATTGGCTACGATCAGGATGGATTTTCTTGGCATAAGTTAAAGTTATATAATGAAATACATGAACAGAGTGCAGACATTGCACTAGGTACAGACGACTTTGGTGCAGGTGATCAAGGACTTATGTTTGGTTACGCTTGCAATCATACACATAGTATGATGCCTGCACCTATTCATTACAGTCACAAGATACTAGAAAATTTAAAAGCAAAGCGTGGTAATGTATTAGGTCCTGATGCTAAGAGTCAAGTAAGTGTTGAGTACAACGGTGCAAGGCGTGAAGGTGTTATCAAACGCATTGATCAAATTGTAGTTAGTACACAACACACCGAAGGCTGTATAGAAGAAGCAAGACATTTGTGTAAACTAGCTGCAATGGAAGAACTAGGAGATTTAATTGATGAAAATACTGTGTGGCATCTTAATCCTACAGGTAACTTTGTTATTGGTGGGCCTGATGGTGATAGCGGGCTTACTGGACGTAAAATCATTGTGGATACTTATGGTGGTTTTGCCCCTCATGGGGGCGGTGCATTTAGTGGTAAAGATCCTACTAAAGTTGACCGCAGTGCAGCGTACATGGCAAGATGGCTTGCGAAAAATGTAGTTGCGGATGAAATGGCAGACTGGTGTAATATACAACTAAGCTATGCTATTGGCGTAAAACAACCGACTAGCATTTATGTTGATTCAAACGGACACAATCGCAGTATCGAACGATTTATACGTGACGAAATTGACTTGAGTCCAAAAGGAATCATTGACAGATTTGATTTATTCAACTATAATAGTTATAGCAACAATTGTACTTACGGACACTTTGGTGACAAAGACGTACCGTGGGAAAAAATAGGATGGTAATATGAAAAACTTTTTAAAAAAAATAACAGGATTAGATAAAGTAGAAGCTGAAAAGGCACAAGTACAAGAAGAAAAGTTAGAGCTTCTTAAACAACGTGATCCTAAAGCATATCACACACGCAAGAAAGAACCGTGGGTAAATGTAATTGATGTTAAAGTTAACGAAGAGAATGTGCGTAACGGCTTCTTTGAACTTGACTGGAACGAATACTTTATTGCACAACTTGTCGAAGCAGGTTACGGTGTAGAGAATGATCCTGAAGAAGAGATTGTAGATAGATGGTTCCGTGATATTGTACACAATATGCTAGAAGCGGACGGACAAGATACTAATCGTGGCGCAGGATATATTAATGTTGTGCCTATTGCTAAAGGCAAGTCAGAAGTTAGTTGACAATGATGTGTAACTATGTTATACTATATTTAAATTAACACAATAAAAGGCAATACAATGGCAACTTATGTACTAGTAGATACTGCAAATACTTTCTTTAGAGCTCGGCACGTGGTACGTGGCGATATTGATACTAAAGTAGGCATGGCATTACATATTACACTTAACAGTGTTAAGAAAGCTTGGAAGGACTTTAATGCAGATCATGTTGTATTCTGCTTAGAAGGTCGTAGCTGGCGCAAAGACTATTACGAGCCTTACAAGCGTAATAGAAAAGTAGCTCGTGATAAAATGTCTGTACAAGAAAGCGAAGACGACACAGCGTTTTGGGAGATCTTCGACGAGTTTAAGAACTTTGTTACAGATAAGACTAACTGTACAGTTATGCAGCACAAGCAACTTGAAGCAGATGATCTTATTGCAGGCTGGGTACAATCGCATCCTAATGATAAACATGTTATTATTAGTACAGACGGCGACTTTGCACAACTTATTAGTCCTACTGTAAGACAGTATAATGGTGTTGCTAACGTAACTATTACATCGCAAGGCTACTTTAACGATGACGGTACTCCTGTTATTGAAAAGAAAACGCAAGAGCAAAAGCTGCCGCCGCAACCTGACTTTATGCTGTTTGAAAAATGTATGCGCGGCGACACTAGCGATAATGTGTTTAGTGCTTATCCTGGTGTACGTAAGAAAGGTACTAAAAACAAGGTTGGTCTTATTGAAGCATATGAAGACAAAGGCACTAAAGGCTACAACTGGAACAACATGATGCTACAACGTTGGACTGATCATAATGGCGTAGAACATCGTGTACTAGATGATTACAATCGCAATGTTGTATTGTGTGACTTGACTGCACAGCCTGCAGACATTAGAGAGATTATTAATACAACTATTGCAGAACACGCAAAGCCTAAAGAGATTAATCAAGTAGGCTTGCGTCTTATGAAGTTCTGTGCTAAGTGGGATATGCAACGAGTTGCTGACCAGGCGCAGATATTTGCTGAACCATTACAAGCGAGGTATCCTGGATGACATTAAAAGCAAAATCCGTAGTTAAAGATAAATTTTGGATTGTAGAAAATAACGAAGAACGTATTGGCACAATGTCGTATAATGATGACCGGTATATGTTTAGCAATCGTGTAGAAACTTGTTTCTTTGATAACAAACTTGAAATGAAACAAAAATTCGGTGCTGAAATTATATGGACAGATGTAACACCTGAATTAGTAAAATCAAACAATAAGAATTTTGTTGTACACGGATTTCCAACTAGTGTAGATCCTTATAACACAATGTATGATGTTAAGCGCAAGCTGCCATTATTTACTAAAAGTAATAAGTCTAAAAGTGCATACTGCGCAGGATACTATATTATTAAATTTGATAAAGGCTGGGTTAAAAGTTTTTGCCCCAAAGCAATTACAATTGAGAGAAATGTAAGCAAAGGCCCGTTTAAAACAGAAATAGAGATGCGTCAGGAGCTTCGTCGTGCCAAACATTGAGCCATTAAACACTATTCCTTTACAGCAGTTTCTAAATGCTGTAAAGGCAGCTGAACAAAGTCGTGCAAGAGAAATTAAACTAGACATTGCTACTGCAAAGACTCTAGCGTTTACACTAGGCGCTGTTATGAGTCGATTGCATGGCGATCTCGAACTATTAGTTGCACAGTCTAACAATAGTGCTAATGAAGTGATTGAAGTTAATTTAGATGGCGGTTCCAAGTTTTAACTGCGTAGATAACTTTTAAAAAGATAAATATATGCGTAGTTAATTAAAAGGAATTACGTATATGAGTAGGCCAAAGCCAACAGTTATATTAGAAAATATCAATAATAAAACTTATAAAAGTGAACAAGTACTAGAAGCAGAAGCTATCTGGGCTGTATTCTATCAAGAAAAGCCATTTAATCTTAAAAGTGCAAATGCACTTACTAATTACCCTGGTCCTAAATATAAAAAGGTTAGCTTTAGTAATCCAGGACATGCACATAACCTAGCTAAAAAATTAAACGAAATGTTTAGATGCCAAGATTTCAATGTTCATAAACTTACTATTGGCGAAGTAGTTACAGAAGAATGAATTGGAAGGAAACATATACTAAGTTATTTTTAAAAGAACTTGGTAAAAGTACGAATGATCTTTCAGTTGCAGAATATATGCCAATATGGTGGAAGAACAATAGAGATAAACACTCAGGCGGATTACGACTAACTGAAACAGGGTTCGATGTGTTATCTGAAATAAACTTGACAACATATGACATACCATATCCAAGAGACGTACCATTATCTACCCAAGTTATTATTCATCTTGACAAGTTTATCGACTGTCCTTATTACCTTACCAATAGAAGCATTATAGTAACTAACGAGAAAAAAGCCGTAGAGCTTACTCTTTTTAGTGGAGATTTGCGCAAATACGGACTTACAAAAGCAGTAACTAGACAAAAAAAATCCTAAGATGTTGATTTAATAACAAATCTTTTCTCAGAAAATGGTTGACAAATCCTGTAGATGTGTTATTATATATGTATAGTTTAAATAAAGCAACGCAACTAAAGAGGGTACTACAACATGGATACTTCAACACGCACAGTTAGTCCAAATAGCGCAAAAGCAAGCATTAAACATGCGCTAAAAAAGAAACGTCCTATCTTTTTATGGGGACCTCCAGGCATTGGTAAGTCTGATATTGTAGCACAAATTTGTGAGGGCTTCACAAATTCTAAATTAATCGACATTCGGTTGTCACTTTGGGAACCTACAGATATTAAAGGTATTCCATACTTCGACAGTAACTCAGGTACAATGGTCTGGGGTGCGCCTAGCGAATTACCAAGCGAAGAGTTTGCTGCTCAATTTGATCATATTGTACTATTCCTAGACGAAATGAACTCGGCAGCGCCAAGCGTACAAGCGGCAGCATACCAGTTGATTCTTAACCGTCGAGTAGGCACTTACAAGCTACCAGACAATGTAATGATTGTTGCAGCTGGTAACAGAGAAGCTGACAAAGGTGTTACATATAGAATGCCTGCTCCGTTAGCTAACCGCTTTATCCACTTAGAACTTGCTGTTAACTTTGATGATTGGTTTCAGTGGAGTGTAGTTAACAAAATACACACAGATGTTGTTGGTTACTTAACATTTAGTAAGAAAGATTTATACGATTTTGATCCTAAGTCACCTTCGCGTTCATTTGCTACACCACGTAGTTGGTCTTTTGTAAGCGAGTTATTAGAAGATGACTTGGATGAAAATACAACTACTGATCTAGTCGCAGGCGCAGTTGGTGAAGGTCTTGCTGTTAAGTTTATGGCGCACCGAAAAGTTGCGTCAAGTATGCCTAATCCAACTGACATCTTAACAGGCAGCGTAAAGGAGATGAAGTCTAAAGAGATTAGCGCAATGTACTCTTTAACTGTAGCATTGTGCTACGAGCTTAAAGAAGCTTGCGACAAAGGTGATAAGAAGTTTGATGACAAAGTGAACAACTTCTTACGCTTTTCAATGGATAACTTCGATACTGAACTAGTTGTTATGGGCATTAAGCTTGCTCTTACACAGTATGGCTTGCCAATTGATCCAGACGAAGTAGAGTGCTTTGATGAATTCCATGACCGTTATGGTAAGTATATTAAAGCCGCGCAGGAAGCGTAAAACAAAACGGGCGGGTTCCATCGAGCTTGCCCACTATTATAAATGTTAGGAGTTTAAAATGAAAGCAATATTAATCATACTAATGGCAATGGCACTAGGTGCTTGTTCAACTGTAGGCGGTCTTGGTAAGGATATTACTGCAACTGCTGAATGGTCCAAAGAGAAGATGTCCGGCGACGAAGATCAGTATTAAAGGTTGACATATCTATTAAAGATGCTATAATATATGTATAAGTTAACTAAAGGGCGATGATAATGGCTACTAAAGACACACAAAGTAAACTAAAAAACTTTACACCAGATCCAGATATTACTCCAGAAGCATTAGAAAAAATGCGTGTAGAAGTAATGGATCGTATTATTACTGCTCGTGTAGGGTTGCTACTACGTCATCCTTTCTTCGGTAACATGGCTACACGGTTGCGCATTGTTGCTGCCGATGAATGGCTTGGCACTGCCGCAGTAGACGGTCGTAACTTATACTACAACACACAATTCTTTAATGCAATGAATAACAAAGAAATTGAATTTGTTGTTGCACACGAAATTTTACATATGGTATTTGATCATATAGGACGCAGAGAAGATCGTAATCCTATGATTTATAACATTAGCGCAGACTATATTGTAAACAATACACTAGTACGTGACCGTATTGGTACTATACCAAGTATTGTACAATGCTACCAGGACTTTAAATACGAAGGCTGGACTAGCGAAGAAGTATACGATGATGTATATGAAGAAGCTAAAAAGAACGGTGACGAGTACTTGAAGCAACTTGGCGAAATGCTAGACGAACACCTTGATATGGACGGAGACAACGACGGCAGTAGCGATGGTGACCTAGGCGAAGATGGTAACGGTAATGCTACTAGCTCTAAGAAGCCTACGTACAGCAAAGATGACATGAAGAAGATTAAAGACGAGATCAAAGAGAATGTGATTTCAGCAGCGCAGAGTGCAGGAGCAGGCAATGTTCCAGGTGCAGTTGCACGTATGATTAAAGAGCTTACAGAGCCTAAGATGAACTGGCGTGAAATTATTCGGCAGTCAGTACAAAGTTCAATTAGAAGCGATTATACATTTAGTCGTCCTTCACGCAAAGGACAAATGAGTGGTGCTGTTTTGCCTAGCATGGACTTTCAAGACACAATTGATATTGCAGTTTGCATAGATATGTCAGGTTCAATTGGTGAAGTACAAGGCAAAGACTTCCTAGGAGAAGTTAAAGGCATCATGGACGAGTTTCCAGACTACAATATTAAAGTGTGGTGTTTTGACACTCAGGTTTATAATGAAGAAGATTTTGCTGCAAATGATGGTAAAGACTTATTGGACTACGAACTAATGGGCGGCGGCGGCACTGACTTTATGGCTAACTGGACATACATGAAAGATCAAGACTATGTTCCTAAGAAACTTATTATGTTTACAGATGGGTATGCTTGGGATAGCTGGGGTGATCCGGACTACTGTGATACAGTGTTTGTTATTCACTCAAACCGTGATAAGAATTTAGAAGGACCGTTTGGTATGTCAGTACACTACGATGCGGCTGCATGATAAAAAATAGAACCCCTAATCCATTAAATGTATTTGAAGTGAGGCAAGTCAAAGCGGCTCCGCCACACTTTGAGTACGTTAACTTACCTATGACATATAATTTAGAGGAAAGTTTAGTTAAATGGATTAAACAACATCTAAAGCATAGATTTTATGCTGGTAAGAACGTGAGCCTAGACAGTGAAAACAAGTTAACACAAGTATTAACTGTTGGGTTTGAGGAGACTAAAGATATGAGTTATTTCATGTTGGCGTGTCCACATTTAAAGTACAAATAAATAAAGTACGCATATATACTATACAAGGAGATTATTATGAGCGAAGATACAACCGTTGAAGCAACTGTAGCAGAGGCTGCTCCAACAGCACCTGCAACTGAAGAGTCACAAGGTCCTGATCTAACTGTGCAAGACCTACAAGCACTTAAAAGCATTATTGATGTTGCAAGTCAACGTGGCGCTTTTAAGCCTAATGAGATGATGACTGTAGGACAAACTTACAGTAAACTAGAAACATTTTTAGCAGCCGTTGCACAACAGCAGCCTGCACAAGGAGCATAACATGGCAGCACTTAAACACGTAGGCCGTATGGCTAACAATCAACGTAGAGTAATTGTCGCATACAAAGTATTGCCTGGTGATCCAGAGCATTGCGTTGTAGTAACAACTGAAAATCTAGAAGCTGGTGATCACGATTCACTAATTAAGTTAGTTGAGTCAGCATCTGGTCAACAAGCAGATGACTTAGCAACTGTTATGATGCGTACACAACTATCAGACGGTAGTAACATGCTTGCACGTTTCCACACAACTGGTAAGATGGTTAAAGTTAAAACTGCTGATGTTGAAATGATTCCTAATCAAAACTCATCTATTAAACTAAGTGATCTTAACGAAGCTATTGCAGTACAGCGTGGAGTAACAGTTAACGATTTAGCAGTTACAGGCAGAGACGGCAAAACTGTACAACAATCAACAGCACCAGCAATGACTGCTAGTGAAATGGCAGCGGTTGCTCCTAGTGTTGCGCCTGTTGCAGACGATGGTGTAATTACTGACGAATCACTTGCTGCTAAGTTCCGCAGTGATGCAGATCGTTTAAGCAAAGAAGCAGCAGCATTACGCAGACAAGCAGAAGAATTAGTTCCTACAGTAAAGAAAACTACTGCTAAGAAGACTAAAGCAAGTGCCTAAAAATAAACTGCCTGACGAAGTAATTAAACAATGGCCTGAAGTCTTTAAAGATGTTGAAATTAAAGCTGTTCCCATCGAGTACATACATAATATACATGTATACTTTCACGATGGGAAGGTTTGGCAAATTGACATGGCTAAGCAAACTCGGCAAGACGGCGGCGATGTTTCAAAAGTTGAAGAAAGCTTAGAGACATTTTTAGCTGAATACAATGACCAAATATCACATGTAGACTTTAGGTTGAATACTTCTAAAGTAGTTGCAGATGTTAAGAAACGAACCAAAAGTTTCATGAAGAAACGAAAATAGATCGATGTTTATCTTTAAAAATGTATAAATACTAATAATAGATATTCTAGGAGTATATACATGGCATTACGTCTAAGACGCGGCACAAATGCAGAGCGTTTGTTAATAACACCCGTAGAAGGTGAGTTAATCTACACTACTGACACTAAGTTATTATACGCAGGTGATGGAACAACTGCTGGCGGGACATTAGTTGCTGCTGGTGCTGGTGGCTCTACAACATTAAATGAACTTACTGACACTGATTTAACAGGTGCAACTAATAACGATGTACTAAAATTTAACGCAGGCACTAACAAATGGGAACCATCAGATGGTTCCACATTAGATGCACTTACTGATACTGATTTAACAGGAGCAGCTGACGGCGAGGTGCTACAGTTTAATAATGCCACTAGCAAATGGGAATCAGTAGCAGTTCCAACACTTAGTGCTATTTCATTAGATGATTTAACTGATGTGTTTTTGACGAGTTCTCCTGCTGATGCCGGCGATGTATTACAGTTTAATGGTAATCATTTTGTTGCTGTAGCAGCTGAAGAGTTGTTCAACGAACAACAAAATTATAAAATTAATATTGTAGGCGATGACAGTACTATAATGATTAATACTGACAATAACAACATTGTTGGTAGCGTAATTACAGCAAATAGTGGATTTGTTGGCGATTTAACTGGCGCAGTAGAAGGTACTGTATTAGGTGATCTAAAAGGTAGTGTATTTGCAGACGATAGTTCATTAGTAATCGACGGCTTAACAGGTAATATTACTACACCAACAATTACAACTAATTCAATTGCAACTAATGCTTTTTATACAGATTCTGGATTAGAAATTTTTGGCGAAGGTTTCAACATTGTAGCTTATAATGGAACTGCTGATTTGATGACTTCGAAATCACCTGGTGATACTATAGGTTATATGACTTTTGCAACTACATATGATTCTTCAGGCAATAATAAATTAGCTGTTGCACTTGCTGCATCCTTAGACGCTACTGCCGATCTCGCTACAGCAGCACCGAGATCCAACTTAAAATGGGTAATAGGCAATAATAGTGCTACCACAAATATTGTAGCAACTTTAGATTACATTGGTAATTTTAGTGCTAACGTTATTACTCCCGGAACATATGCAGATTCAACTGCAAGAGATACAGCTATTACAACTCCGACATCAGGCATGATGGTGTTTGTAACCGATGTTGCTAAATTCCAAGGCTACGACGGCAGTGC